ACGCGCGGATTGGTTAACCGCAAAAGAACGGTTGAAAAGTGATATACTACTTCAGGCATACACTGTAGAAACTTGTGACCCATGTAAAAATCCAATATCCTTAGCAAGATGCAAACATCTTACAAAGGCTTGTATATAAAACCATGGTTCATCAAGAACACTGTGTAAGATGCATAAGCATCTCGCCTAGGTATGGAACAAAGCATTCCATGCCCCTCCTCGGCCACCGAGGAGTATCCTGTCTCATTATCTAGAGACTCTTACGGTTACTTTAGAGTCGTAACATGACTATATGTAAAATTATGAAGTTGCAGGTATAGATGATCCGACCCAAAGATATCTATAGCGGCGGGGGGTCTGAGTATGAATAGAGAACAGGAGCTCCTACAAACATACCCAACTGGAAATCCTCAGCAATACTCACAAAAGTATCAATCCTAATATCAGAACCATCAGTGCCATCCGTAACATCCACACTAAGTTGATGCGAAAGCTCGGTAGCATTATAAAGCTCCTTGAGCCTTGCTGGACTGAAACGTTGACCATGTGTATAATACACTGTTTCGTATTCCAAACATGGATTTACTGAAACAGGCGTTACATGGGTACCTGAAATTCCCGGACGACTAGATTTTTGGATATTTTTACGTCTAGTGCCAAGAACTACGTCATCAACTGAATATGACGCTGAATTATTACCAGTACCACCAGGATCATTACGGGTGACCCACATAGATCCCCTAGGCGTATTCAGTGCATTGAGGATAGCTTTCCGTCTAATAGCCCCACGTCTACACGCATATGCAGGTGTTAAATAATTAAGCAACAACATTGAACAAAAATTATAACCTGATATGCTAGAGAGGGAATCAGTAGCGTCATCCTGCCCTCCAGCTTCCCAACCACGACTAAAAGGAAAATCTGTAATGTTATATGCAACAATACGCTTCCCCGTTCCAATAATATCTGGGAAATAAGAATTGTGATACTGATATCGTCTCAACACCTCGCGAAAAGATTTGACCCTCTCACCTTGGTACACTAAGTATTCATTCTGCTCCTTAATGTAGTCATTTGCACCAAAGGTTTGAACTTCCTCTGCACAACAAGGTGCATTAGATTGATCCATGGTGCTTGCCAAGGATGGAGCAATTTCAGATTGTTCCTCGAATAGAGACAAGTTCTTCAAATGCTTTTCTGTTGGTGACGCAAGTGCAAAATCGTCTCCAGCTGCCACCCAAATTTGAATCTTAACATCCGCCGCTGTAATAGAAGGGGTTGCAAGTTCATTGACGACGTAGACACTAATTGTCCCATTGCTATAAATGGAATCAGGGGATATGGGTGAAACATCACTATGAAGAGTAGTCGAACTCATAGTTTCAATTCCTCTCACAAATTGCCAAGCAGCTGGCTCTGCCCATTTGACTTCATATTCAAAATCCCTATTTTCAGAAATATCTATGGTAGTAGAATATACCTGATTATAGGGAACAGCTCCCACGGGATTGGCTAAAGGGTTGTAAACAATCCTCAACCTACCACGATGATATTCCGAACAAACAACATTAAACCTAAATTTAATACTGCCTTGCCAGAAATCAAAAGGAGTTGCAGCATAAGCTAAAGCAGTAGAATGAATTTCTCCCACTGGAGGCGCAGATAGAAACTGACCATAACTCGGTTCTACTTTAAAAGATGTAAGTAGAGTATCTGTCACGGCAGTTTCAGGCCAATCGAATTGTCTCCAAAAAGACATACGATTAGCAATAGAAGCAATGGTCATCTCATCTTGTCCACCTAAGCCCATAACTCTTGTGTCAACAGAAAGTTCATTTTTAGAATCTAAAGACAACTTGACTAAATTCTCTGCCACATCAGAATTCACGAGATTCCCCATATAACGGGGATTAAAAACACGTGAATCTTCCAACTGATTAGGCCTAGAATACCCAAGAAGACGAGCTAAATCAGCAGTACCATTTGCAACCAAACTAGTGGCTTTCGCATACGGACCCAAAACTGGAACCTTAGACATACTACCAGCCACCTTTGCTAAAGCAGAGGCAGGTTTACTAATGAGACCATCAGCAGAAAATTCCC